GATTCGAGAAGCGCCAGAAACTTCGTAAGTGAATTCTGCGCGGGGATCGTCTCCGCGAAGATGCCGTCCTTCTGGTTCTTGTAATCCTGGATAACGACGAGACGCCAGTCGTTGTCGCTCGACGTCGGCGTACCGAGAGTGACCGTTCCGGAGAGGCCAGAATCGTTCTGCTCGGCCAGCGTGATCGGATTTCCGTCCGAAGCAGAACCGGAAGCGACGAGCGCGGTCCTGCTGCTGTCGCTGTAAAGCTCGCATGTGGCCTGCCCGGCACCCGGCGATTCGTCGGTCAGTTTCCCGTAGAGGATGCCCTGGTGGTCCGTGTTGACGCCGATCCGGACACCGTTCAAAACGAAGTTCGTGAGCCACTTGTTCTCCTCGAACTCCTTCACGGTGCGCGTCCGGACGTACGAAATGCGGCGGTAGGTCTCGGTGACGAATTCGATCACCTTCAGGAAGAGTCCGAATTCCCTGAAGATCTCGTCCCACGCCGCTTGTCCTTTCTGCAGATTCGCCATGTCAGACCTCCAGGGAAATTGCCGCAATGTCCGCGGACCCATCCGTCACCGCATCGAACTCCAGTTCCACCTTCTCCACGAGCTCCTCACTCACCTCCGGAGCCTGGGGGATGCGGAAATGGCCGACGGGCATGTCGATCAGGAACGTTCCGTTGTACGTGAAGGCGACGCGAAGGGACGTCATGGCCGCAGCGCCACCGGTCGTGATGAGTCCCCGGGCCTGATCGATCAGATCCTCGAACTCGTCGCACATCTCGCCGCGAATGCGGCCGGTGAGCAGCTGCCAGCCCTGCTTGATGAGCTTCTGCGGAAGATCGGAATTCCCCACGTACTGATTGATGTTGTTTTCGAGGGTGAGCGTCATGTCGTCGAAAGCGGGGGCGACGGGAGTGCCACTCGGATCTTTCGTGAAGACGCACTCCGAAAGGGTGTAGGTCTCCAAGTCGATATCGGCAGGAATGAAGGACGAAGATCCCGGATCCTGGATGTCGCACCGTCTGGCCACGATGTTGGCCATGATCATCATCTCGGCATTCTCCGCAGCCTGGAATTCCAGCTGCTGGATTGTGCAGTCCGAGAAGATGTATGTCCGGTTTTTGTACCGGTAGCCCATCCGGAAGTACCGCGTAACCGCCCTGGAGAACTGGTAGTGAATCTTGTCGATCGTCAGCACGATGTCCGTATCGTCCGTCGTGTACGTCACAGCAACGGTGCCGGAAATACCGGAGTTGTTCTGTTCAGCCAGAGTGATCGTGCCATCCCCCGCGAGGGAGCCCTCGGCCACCTTCTGGGTCTTCCCGGAATCCTTCCAGATCGTCACCGTGCGCGTTCCGGTCGCATCGACGAGATCCACGTACAGCTTGTGCGCAACGGGAGGTCCAGCATTGAATTCCAGGTTGTGGTGGGGACGCACGCCGTTGAGAACCCACGCCGAAAGCTGCGTGTTGTCGTCGCCGGTCTCGGTGATGTCGCCACCGGCCTCCGTTGATTGAGGCTGGCCGTGAAGCGCCCCCTCCAGCAGGAAGCACAAGTTGCGCTTCGTTCCGAAGATCTCGAGCTCCAGCTTCGGAGCCCTGGAGTTGACCCTGCGTCCACCAGCGTGGCGGAACTGTTGGCCATGCGTGCCGTCCGGGGTCAGGAGGTTCGCGTCCTCGTTCGGCGCGATACGCCGGGCGAAGATATACTGATCGGGGACGTAGTTTCCGGGAACCGCCTCTTCCTCCGCGGCCTGCCAGGAAACACCGAGCGCGACATCGGAGATGACTCGCGGATCCGTGACGGTTGACATGGCATTCTCCTAGCCAAATTCTGCCTTCCGGTATTCCATGTTCAGAGGCCAGCCAACGTAGAATTCGTTCTGTTCTTTCTTGATCAGAATGGGGGTTCCCTCTCCCCGGTAGTATGCACCCGCGTACTTGCCAAATCGATCGTAATCAAGGATCGTCCTGATTGTTTTCGCGATCGTCGATGCCGGAATGTTCGCGTTGATGGATACCGGAAGGCGTCCGCTGATCTTTTTTATCTGGTCGCAAATTCGCGTATAGATGACGATCATGACCGGCATGATCATCCATCTCACCTTCCCGGCAAAATGAGTCGGATTGATGTCGCCAGGAATAAGGCCGACGGCCGGAGTCTTGAATTGCTCGGGAATCTCCGTCGGGTCCTGCAGCTGAAGGATCCCGCCTCCTGCGTGCACCGGATCCATCCCGTCGTCCGTGGAATTCTGCAGGGCCGACTGGATGTCATCCAGAAGATCTTTCATTTCTTCACCATCGTCATCCTGGCCATGCGCGCGAGCTTTCGAACAGTCGCCCTCCCCACATTCAACCAGGATCTCACGGGAAGTCTCGCGCTACGCGTTTGGTTTTTATAAAGCCAGTATCGAAGTTTATTTGCAAAATACTTGTTTTGCTTCCTGGGCGGTTTCAGGGCGGCGAAGAGCTTCTTATTGATCTCCGTGTACTGCCCCGGTCTTCCGCTCCCGGGGACTCCGGGAATTCCTGGACGAACCCAGGAAATCGGCGACTTGAATGTCTGCACACCGCCTTTTATATGTTTTCCGGATCCGGGTCTCCGCGTTCCGATCTGAATGGAAAACCCGGGGATAACACGAAGAACGTGCTCGGCTCCACCACCCGCATTTTTCGGTTTCAGCGAATTTCGCAGTCTTCCCGTATCGACCAGCGGATCCAGCTTTTTCGTTTCATTGAGAAGCTGTCTCCATGTCGATCCTTTTATTTTCGTTCTTTCCCTGGAGAGCAGTGCTGTCAGAACGCTGATACGTCTCCAGGTTTTCTGCATCTTCCTGAAGTTGTCATACAACGCCCACGAAACGATTTTGTCGACGTTCTCCACATATTGCTGGCTGTTCCCCGGCTTCATCGAAGCGAGGTTCTTCGTGATCCGTTTGAGCATCCTGACGAGTGGTGAATTCTTTACTGTCCCTATGTACGAGCCTCCGGCGAACATCTTGATTCGTGTCAGCCCCATGTCACCACACGTCGATTGTCGGGGTTTCCCCCGGATTCAGCGAGTTCCCATCGTTGTCGAGGCGATCACGGACGAGGAGTCGCGATTGCTGTTCCGTCGTGGACTGCGGAAGGGAATTGTACTCCTGGAGCTCCGGAATCGGCTCCTCACCTTTCCTGACACGCTCCAGCCACTCCTTCCACTCTTCACAGGTCGAAACATAATCCTCGGGCATGACGCCGCGGCGAAGCGCGATCGCACAGACCGCCAGCCATACGTTTGCCGCAACGACGATCGGGGGGTAGGGTGCCGAAAGGGGGACTACATAGTGGACAGCCAGAGCGCCATCAATCTTGGCAGCAGCTTCAGCGAGACCTCGGTCGACAACGGCGGTATCGATGGACCCGTCCTCGTTGTCGTCCGTCATCTGAGTGAGGATCTGTGTGGAGATGGCGTCCTCGATGTCCTGTTGGGTCGCGTACGGCATGGAGTGCGCCTCTCAAGGGATGCTGATCGAAGGGAGGAGGGCGCGTTCCGGTGGCTCCTGGAACGGCCCTCCCCCCACACGATCAACCGTCCGACCCTGGTGTCAAGGCGATCAGGCGACGGCGGAGATGATCCGGTAGGAGCAGTCCTTGGCGACGACGTTCGGGTCGTCCTCCTTGGACACGCGGATCATCTGCCCCTTGCGCTCGTTCTCCCTCCACCGCTCCGTCTTCATGTCCTGGGTCATGAAGTTCATGGAGTGGGTGAGGCACTGCAACGACGGGCGCGGCTCCTGGTAGCCGATCCAGACGTCCTTGCCCCACAGGTACGCCAGGACATCCGTCTGCCCCTCCTTCGCGGTGTTCTCGAGACCGCCGGGCACGAGCACCGTCGGGATCTCGAAGACCTGGGCGATGAGGTCGGCCGTGACGACCCCCTTCTGAGAGTACTTGATCCGGTCCAGGATGTCCGGGTGCTGCTTGAGCACCATCATCACCTGGAAGGGGATGACGATGATGTTCGGCCGCTTGGCCGTCTTCCCGTGGATCGTGGTGATGGCGGTCACGACATCGTCGATGGGGTCGGAGTTCGCCAGATCGCTCCACTGGTCGTTCCCGGAGAGGGTCGTCTCCGCGCCGTTGTTGGCGGTGGTACGGAGCAGCGTCGCGGCCTTCTTCTCCTGGCGCAGCTTGATCTTGTCCAGCAAGAGGTTCTGGGCGGAGACGAGGGGGCGCAGCGGCGAATCGGACTGCTTGACCTTCTTGTCCGACACGAAGCTCTTCAGCCCGTGCCGCCTGACCGAGTACGTGCCCTCGGTCGTGGTGTACTGCACCTCCTTGGCGACCGTCCCGTCGGCCCAGAGATCGTCGTCCAGCCGCATGTTGTCCTTGCCGTAGATCAGGAACTTGTCCGTCTCGTTCTTGACCGGCAGCTTGGGGATCACCCGATCGTAGATGAACTCGTCGTTGCGGTACACGACGGCGAGGTTCGTCAGGAGCCGATCGAAGTGGATCGTTCCGATGTGTGCATCCGGCATAGGTGGCTTTCCTCGACAGGTTTCAGCAACACGGAAAAATCACGCGGAGAGATTCCGCGTCACCATGGGTTACCAGCCGGTGTCGGCCAGCATGTCGGTCATCGGGATCACTTCGATGATGTCGCCGTCGGCGGTGGAGTCCTCCAGGGCCCTGGCCCGGATCAGCTGCTCGGCCGTCGTGGCGACGGCCTTCACCCCGATCCCGTCGTTGGCAGCAACCAGCCGATCGCCTGCGGCGATGTTGACCGAGTTGCCGTTCACCTCCAGCTTGGAGGTGAGACCGCCGCTGCCGATGGGCATGACGGCCCCCTGCTTCGTGTCCGCGATGGCTTCCTGCGTGATGCCGATCGCGTCCTCGTTGGCGTCCGCGTAGACCGCCACCCCGCTGGAGAGCTTCACGAAGCGGAAGGCCGCGAGATCCTCTCCCGCCGTCAGGGTGATGGTTCGATCCGGAGATGCCTGGCTCATGCGATTATACTCCTATCCTTTTCCTTTTGCATGACCGCACGCTCCCCTGCGGTCAAACGGGGTCGGGCCGGTGATTCACACCCACGCCCATTGGTTGTCAGAGATCGAGGATCGCGGAGTTCTCCTTGGCCAGCGCCTCGACGGCCTCGGCGTACGCCTCGGCGTACGGCATGTCCTTGAGGCGCGGATCCTCCTTGATCAGCTTCTCGGCCATCGCGTGCACCCTGGTCGAGCCCTCGCTGAACTCCCCGTCCTTGAGCCCATCGGTTCTGAGGAGCACGTCGGCCGCGGCCTCGGCACGGAACTTCTCGATCGTGGGGAGCTCGGCGACGAAGGACTTGAAGTAGTCCAGGGGGCTCTTCTCGTTCCCCTCGGAGAACTTCAGCACCGTCTTGGCGTCGAGGGCCTCCATGAAGGCCACGATCCCGCCGTCGATGTGGCGCGGCAGGATGCGCCCCGCCTTGGCCTGCTCCTGCGCGAAGGCGCGGAGCTCGGCGCTTCGGCGCTCCTTCTCGCGCTTCACCAGCGTCTCGGACAGCTTGGTCGTGATGGACTTCTGCTCGTCGAGCGCCTTCTTCTGCTCCTCGAAGAGCGCCTTCTGCTCCTCGAAGGCCTTCTTCTGGTCGGTCAGCGCCTTGGCCTGCGCCTCGTTCTGGTCCTTCAGCGCCTTCATCTCCGCCTCGTGCGCGTCCTGCATCTTCTTGAGCTCTTCCTGCGTCATGGCGTCGGTCTCCTTCCCCTGCGGGGTGGCCTCGGAAAAGTATGTGGTATACGAACAACCGCTATCGTCGAGAGCGACAACGTCTTTCAGGTTCTTGACGGCGGGGACGTCGGCACCGAGGATCCCAATGCGGCGAAGCGCAAGTCCCTGCCCCTTGTAGTCGTCATAGAGCTCGACGGAAATGCGCTTGTAGCGACCGAGCTTGACCGCTTCGGCCAGAAGCCTCGCCACTTCGCCGAAGTCGGCAAACAGCTTTTCCCCCTGACGCTGCACGTGACTGAGCCAACCTCCGGCCGGAAGACCGGAATTCTGCAGGATGGGCTGCTTCTCGTCGTGACCGAGGACGAGGGGGGGCTTGAGCTCGTCGCCGTACTTCTCTTGGTTGGCAACGATCTGGTCGAGGTCCGCTTTCGTGAAGAGCTTGCCGTTGTGGAGTCCGGTGGCGAAGATTTCGACGTTGGTGAGCTCGGTGAAGTCCTCGTTGTACTCCTGGCGTCGCTTCTTCTTCTTGCCACAGCGGAAGGCATCCGTCTTCTCGTCTTCCTTCAACTTCGCGACGAGATCGGCGAAGTCCGCTTTGGTGGCATCGGCGATCGCCTTGAGCATGTCCTCCGTGGGGGGGCGTGATCCATCCTCGAACGCCGACAGATCCTCCTCCGAACTCATCCCGAGCTTTTCGGCGAGCTCGGCAACCGACATCTTGGCACGCTCACGAGCCGCCTTTATGGCGATCGATGTTTTCGGCATGTGGATACCCCATGGGAACCATACTCATAAGTTAATATAGAACATCAAGAGTCACGATTGTCAAGTCGCATTTTCATAAATCATGCGACCGGAGCAACTACGCTTTCGAGGCCATCTCCTGACACGCCTCGATCGTGTAGGTCGCCTGAGCATCAGGCGTGTTCGCCTTCACGCGCACCAGCACTTTGACGTAGCCTTCCGAAATTTCATAGGTAGCGGCAGAACTGGGCGACAGAGCCGCTTCCGCTTTGATCTCATGTTCGATTAGAGATCCTTGATCGGTGAAGAATCCAACCACCTTCCAATCAAGAGTGTTTGATATATGCGTGTTACTGATGGCAATATGCCGATCTCGACCACGAGGAAGCTCCAAGTCAGTAGATGCATCGTAGGCGTTTGTAGTCGTTGAGTCCTTAATAAAATCTCCCATCTCGTACATTCTTCCCGGTCCCATCACACGCCTCCTTTCTAAGCCGCTTGAAGTTTAGCGGAAAGCCTCGCGAGCGCCTCGTCAGGCGTCGCAATGGCACCAAGCTTCTCCTTGCAGAGCACTTCCCACTGGGCCATCTCGTGCGCGATGCTCGTCGCATAGCTCTTCTTGTCGCGAGCCTCGCAGAAATCGAGGATCTCACGCCACGCACGCTTGAAATCGGGGACCTCGCCGTTCCCCGCCTCCGCCATCGCCTTTTTTCGGCGATTTCCGACCCAGTCCATGATGTTGTTCGTCTCGGCAACCCTGTTGAGGAAGTTGCCCTTCTTCATGTCCTCCGCAGACGGCGCGTCACGCCGGTACGCCTTGTAGAAATAATTGTATGAAAGCGGAAGCCCGATTTCTTTGACAAGAATCCTGTCGATCTCCAGCCTGTTGATATCCGCACTGGGGTCCCGGACATCAAACTCCAGAGTCGGTGCATTCCCGCGATTGAAGTTCAGCCATGTGAGGTGTTTGAAAAGCTGCTGGGAGATCTCGTCGGAAACGTTCTTGGCCAGTGACTCGATGAGCAGCGCGGAGACTTGCATGGCCGTCTTCTGCTGCGCCCGGACACCGAGACGCTTTCCCTCTTCCACGTGAAGGAAGGCCCCCAGAATCCCGATCAGGATCTCCTTGTTGAGATCGTTGATGCACCGCTCGTACTCCGTCTGCCTCGAAAGGGACTGGAGCTCGAGCGGAGTGATCTTGAGGCCCTCTTCGTGCGTGATGGCCGTTTCCGTCTGGATCGTCCGGAGAACCTCCAGGAGCTTGTCCTGTTTCGGCTGGCTCGTGCCGGGCGGGAACGTTCCGATGATGGGCGGCATCCCGAACTTCTCAAGGTACAGCGCCCGGAACTTCCAGATGATGTCCTTGAGGAAGAATGCGCGATAGGCGGAACGGAGGTCGCTCGTCCCGTACGGATTCTTGTAGCGCGGACGATGGGAGTAGATAAAGAAGCGATTCGGCTTCCACCGATCCTCTTTCGATGAAATGGAAGTGAACTTCGCAGCGACAGCCTTGATGTTGCTGAATTTGTCGAGCTCGAATTCGTAGTAGTCGGGATCCTTCGGGGAAAGATCGCTGAATCCCCATTTTCCGGCCCACAGTCCGTCGTCGTACACCTTGTAGACGCGCTCATGCAGGGAGTACCCGCAATCGAGAGCGTCGAGAACGCCCCACAGGAACTGCGAAAACGAGCTCTCCATGTTGTCGAAAACGTACCGCATGAACTCGGCCACCGCCATGTCCGCACCGGACGAGGACGCAGGCTGAATCTTCCGGGGGACGGAGAGGATCGTGCACTTCTTGAGCTCCAGGGATGCCTTTACGTACGGGTCACGAAGCATCTCCTGGTAGATCTTGAGGCCGTTTCCCTTGTTCTGGATAAGGAGATCCGGATTGATCTTGTCGAGCCACCCCTCGATCGACGCACCGCTTTCGACGCGCTCGGACGTCGGGAGCCCCTTCGCCTTGTCATTCTTCGCCTTGTCGTTCTTCTCGGCGAAGATGTCAAGATCCTTATCCAGCTGGATTCGGTCCATGCACTTCCTCTGTAGTAACGAGGTTTACGCGGAATCCACAGGACGGGCACTCGAAATAAAAGGGGTCCCGGCAGTCAAATTCACGGTCAAAGTGGAACCAGGATCCACACTCCCCGCATGGATACACAATGGAGAGGTATTTCGCTTTCTCCCCTCTCGCCGAGATGGCGAGGCAGGCGATGGCTTTCTTTTCCGGGATTCCTCTTTCATCTACCATATGCTCCCTGATCGATCCAGCGTTCTCGCCAGCGTTCCTCTTGTCAACTCCGATTCGCCCCACGGGGTCGTGCGCGTCCGGCCTTCGATCGGCTTTTTGTATTCGTTCCCGGCCAGCGCCAGCTTCTCACCCG